ACTTAGAGACGGCTCGGTAACACCGCCAGGAGCGACCGGAAGACCTGTTATAGGAGGCTGGTCTAATTCGTCCTTTAATATTGCTACCCAAATACAACGGCAGTGATGATGTACCGGAGGGTCGAAGCTAGTTCGCTTATACTCGGCTTCGTCTACTACCTTAGCGTCTAGATCGTCGCAGATAGGACAGGTCTTAGTATCGAGGATAGCGGAGTACTGGTAAGAAGCTATATCGCTAGCGTTATCGGCGAATACGTCTTTACGCCCTTTATTTACGCCCATAGCGACGACTGCGGCGGCAGTAATACCGACGACCGAAGTATAGAAGTCTTGGAATAGAGCGGAGATACCGGCTAATACTTCTCCGACGGATAGATCTTTCGAGAGTTGGTCTTTACGTCGCCCCTCGGCTACCTTAGAGTTAACCTTAAAGATTAGATCGGCGAATTGCTTATCGGCTACGCTCTTAGCGTTATCTCGAAAGAAGTCTTTACTCTCTTTAGGAGTTACCGGAGCTTTTACGCCGAGTTCGTCGGACGCTCCGTTTTTACCGTAGATATACGCTTCGAGACCGGACTCTTTAATCGTTCGGGTGTACTGGTTACGTAGGTTTTCGTCGAATAGATTTTTCTCGGTAATCTTATCGTAGTCTTTATCCTCTAGGTAAGTATCGAGTTTAGCCGTAGCTTTAACGATAATCTCGTCGTAGATAGGACGGATAGAGCGTTCGTACTCGGCTTCGAGGCTATTAAGCTTCTTATCTATGCCGGTAAAATTAACCTTTTTCTCCGTAGGAGTAAGATCTCGACGCCAACCGTCGGTACTTAGGCTACTCTTACGAGAGTTTTCTACTGGAACGTCGTTAGAAGTATCGTCTTTATTAGCCGAGTCGTCCGTACCGTCTTTAGCTTTTTCGAGGACGGTTACGTCTATATCGAGCTTATCGGCGACTTTCTGTACTACTCCGTCGATAACTTCCTGCGGTAACTTATCTTTTTCGGTTAGCTTAATAAAGACTTGCTTTAATAGGTCGATCGTAGAGTCGGTAAGATCTTCGAACTTAAACGTACCGTAGAGAGGTTTTTCGAAGTTGTAGTTATATAGGTCGGGGATTAGATAGCTCGTAATATGGGTAGCTAGCGAATTACGTACCGATTTAAGAGCTTGGATAAAGAAGTCGCTCTGGTCTTGGCTAAGGCTATACGAACCGGTCTTAGAGCCTGTACCGAGAAGAATAAACATAGCTAGAACGCTTCGAGCCATTTCTGCGTTATGGTGGTCGACGTACGGCATTAGGTCGAACTGCGAGCCTGTGTTTAAAGCTTCTAGCGTATAGCCGAACGGTAGACCGACGGTAGCTTTAAAGCCTAGTTCGTCTACGGCTTCGACCGTAGCGTCTAGTTCGCCCTGCGAAGCTTTCTCTTTACCGGTAACTACTTTAGTCTTTAGAGCGTCGCTCTGTGCCTGTTGCTCCATAAAGTAATAGAGTCGTCGCTTCTTATCGTAGCTCGTATAAGCCGAGGTAAACGCCGAACGTCCTTTTAGGTTATGGAACTCTTTACCGTAGGTATATAGAAAAGCCCTTTCGAGAGGGATTATAACTTCTTGGTAGTCGCTACCGATAAAGGCTCGTTGCTTAAAGCCGTTAAATCCGCCTCGGTCGTCGGAGCGAATAACGATAGTCGTCGGGTCTCTCCAAGCGATTTTACGGAAGACGATTTTACCGTCTTTAATCTCTAGAACTTTCTCGAATCCGGCGTATCCCTCGATTACGCCTCGTAGAGCTTGAGCGAGTACTAAATCCATAGGAGTAGACATACCGCCCTTATGAGGTGGCATACGTAAGCGTTCTTCTACCCACTCGCTTTGCTTAATAGCCTCGGGAGTATCGTCGTCCGGCTCGATAGACCAGTTAGAACCGAGTAACGGCATAACTATCGTATTAAATAGAGCCTGTACTGTACCGTCGGTATCGAGCATTTTCTTAAAGTCGGCTACCTTGACTTTAGAGAGGTCTATAAACTCGTCGCCGAATATCGAGGGCATAAGTCCGACGGTCGATGTACCAACCTCTACGCCGACTTCCGGCGGTGTAGGCTTGGCTAGTGAGATTTTTAGTGGTCCTATCTTCATATCTATAGTATAATCCTTTTTTTATTCTCTCATACGTTCTTTTAATCTAGAAGCTACATCTTTGCCGGTACTGGCTTTCGCCTCGCTTTCTGTACTGATTATATCAGCTAACGAGTAAATAAGTGAGTCCGCTCGGTCGGGAGATTTTCCTTTAAATCGAGCTTTCCAATCGTCTTTACTTTCTATAGTTAAACCTCTACCGGTAAACTTATATTTTCGGGTCGATAATTGCATTATTAACTTATCGTCTTTCGGGATAGCCAACTCTCCGGCGATAAATAATTCTCTAGCCCTCCACCATAATTGCGAAGCTAGGTTAGCGAACGTAAGTCCGGTATCGTCCGGTAAAGCCTTAGCGTTGTTATGGATTTCGGCTATTCCGTCGATATTAGAGTCGGAGAGAGTATCGTATACACCGCCTCCGAGTCCGTCTACGTCGATTCCGATAAAGACCGGTCGAGGACTCGAATACTGTAAAACTCGTCCGGCGGTCGCTGTCGTACCCTCTTTAAACGATATTTCTTGCTCCGGTATATAACCGCCGTAGCGAGGAGTAATAACCGTCTCGTCGTTACCGAATCGAGCAGGGTCTACTCCTAATCGTAGTGGTCCGCCTTTTTCTTTAAGCTTATCTCGGTGTTCTTTTTCGCAAGCTAGCTCTAGATAATTAAGCGGAATAACCGTATTAGTAGATTCGCTCGGGAAGTTACCGAGTACACGAGCTTGGAACATCGGACTATCTATACCCCAAGAGTCTATTTTCTCGTATGCCCAACGAGGAGCGACGAGCCAAGGACTAACGATTTCGACGTTATCTAGATTAACTTCTCGTAGATCTTCGACCGTCTTAATACCGTTATTAACGAAGTTCGGCGTATCGAATACGGAGATATGGATTTTATTAGAATACTCCCAACTATGGTGCGATTCTCGGAAGCTACCGGAGTCGCTCGTCGGGTTGCCTATCATTAGCATACGAGCTTTTTCGGAGGTCATCATACCCTCGATAGCTTCGAACGCTGGCTCGGCTACACCTGCCGCCTCGTCGATAATAATTAGAATATCGCCACTTGCGGCGTGAAAGCCTTGTAGCTTATCAGGGTCGCCGGAAGACGCTCCGATAGCGTACCAGTCCGGAGCTATATCGAGTCGAGTCTTTAACGGCTCTCCTCCGAGTTTTTGTTTACTCGCTTCGTGAGCCGAACGTAACTCTCTCCATAAGAGGTTTTCTACCTGTCGCATTGTCGGAGCGGTAGTAACGACGATACTTTGAGGGTGGCTATATAAGAACCATAAAGCGGTACGAGAAGCGATATACGTCTTACCTACGTCGTGGCAAGCTCGAACGGTCGTATAACGGTTATCTCTAACCGAGAGAATAATCTCCTCTTGCTTCGACCAAAAAGAACCGCCTAGTATCCACTCGTTAAAGAAAGGAGGAGATATTTTAGACGCTTTTCTTAATTTACGAATTGCCTCCGCTTGATTCTTGTCCATTCTCTGATAATACCTTTTCTGCCGCCTTTACCATATCGCTAAAGCCCGACCATACGCTATTACCCTCGGGGTCAGATAGAGCCGAGACGCTCGTAGGAATACCGAGAACGACTCTTTCTCCGTCTATAGCGATCTTTAACGCTTTCGCTAGTTTTTCTAATTCGAACGTATTTATAGGTCGAGGGATAGGATTATTATTAGCGTCTAATACGAGATGTCCGGCTTTATTTGTAAAGTAATTACGCTCGGCTATATCGACAATCGACTTATTAGCTAGAGCCTGTAAGTTTTGCCAATGCTGTAAGTGCCGGCTTTGTGCTTCGCTCTTAGTATCGAGTAACTTCTGCGTAAAATCGCTATAGGCTTTCTCGCCAAGCTCTTGCCGTAATTCTGCCCAACCCTCGGACTTTGCTCTTTTCTCTAAAGTCGTAGAGCTAACACCGTATTTCTTGGCTAATTCTCTATACGAAGTAGTAGCGTCGGTTAAATATTCTTTACGTACTATAAACCAATCTACCTTAGTCTTACGAGCTACGGCTTTCTTTGGCGTTGTAGTTTTCGCTTTAGTAGTTGATTTTTTAGTAGTACTCATATTT